TCCTGTTAAATCGCCAACGACATCGCCTGTTAAATTGCCTGTTACGTTACCAACTAAATTAGTATTAATAGTTGATGGCAAACCAATTGTAACGCTTTGCCCGCTTACAACACTATCTATTTCGTTTGTTGTTCCTAAAATACTTAAAGATTGTGTGTTAAGGTTTACATCTCCTGTATTTGTTCCATCTGTTATATCTAAATCAGATGCTGCATCTAAAGTATCAACATAAGAAGTTGTAGCTATTTTAGTTGAATTATCTCCTGCTGTTTGTGTAATAGCAGTTGAATTGTCAGGCAAATTAACACCTGTAGAATCTAAAGAAAATGTTATTGATTGTCCTGAGGCCACTGTTGTTATTTCATTAGTTGTTCCCCCAATTGCAAATATTTGAGAATCTAAATCTATTTGTCCAGATCCTGTATCTCCTGTAAAATCTAAATCTTCTATAGTAATTTGAGCTGCAACGTAATCAATTATTGCTGCAGTTGTTGGTATTGTAGTATCGTTGTCGTTGTTCCCTATACCATCAGCAGCATCTACAAACTTGCTTATAATAATATTCTCGCCTGTGTCTTTTAAAGATCCAAATTCTAATATTGATGTAACTTTAAAATCTCCTGAGGTATTTAAAAATATTCCTGTTGAGGATCCTGATCCATCTGTTAATTCTTTTAAAGATGCAGTTAATGCTAAATTATCAATAGACTTTATTAAACCTGTATAAGTTTCGGAAATTTTTGTATTATATAAAGTTGCCATAATTATTTTTTATTGTTTTTTTGTTTTTTTAAAAACATTTTAAGTTTTTTAATATTTTTCTCTTTTGGTTTATATCTCATAATACCCAGCCATTAAAAATTGCATCTTGCGATGGATCTATGTCGTCATTGCTATTTGAATAATACTCAGGAAATAAATTTTGATTAAAATTCATATAATCTATAAATCTTCTTGTATAATATTCTGCGTATTCTCTTGCTTTAGCAACTAAATAATCTAATTCATCTTTTGTTGCTGATTCGCTATTTTCAGATGTATGTTTGAATACTCCTCCGTTTTTTATTTGATAAGCAGCAAAAGGAATATAATCGACTTGAGCATACCAAATTAACATAGGTTGAATGTGAGTTACCATTAAATTATAATAGTTTGGATTATCAACCTCAGTTAAAGTTCCTGCTGTTATTAACTGCTCAAATTTTTGGTATAACTCAGTTCCTAAAAAATTCTGTATATGAATAGTTTGAGATATTTTAATAAAATATATAAACTTAGCCGTATCGACATTTCCATCAATTATAGAATTGCGAGTTAAATCTGTTCTATTTATAAATAAAGGTGTTGCCATAATTATTTTGTTTTTGGATAAACTCCTCTTCCGTCTTGTTTATCAGTTGGTTTTTTAGCTAAATCTGATCCCTTAGGGTTTTTTTGAGCGTATTTAGGTATGCTTCTTACTTTTTTATAATTATCTAAATTTTCAGATACCTCTGTATTACTTTCTAACCTATACAATACCTTTACCCAACGATGCTGACAATAAACTCCTCCTTTTAACTCAAAGATATTATAAGGCATTTCAGGTTCGTGTCTAAAATCAGTATTAACTTTTTCATCTTTTCTAATACCCTTACCATTTTCAACAACTAATTTGCCAAAACTTGCATTGTCAATATCTTCTAATCTCCATACTAAACCGCTATTAGATAATTTTATCATTTCTTGACAAAATGGCCTTGATTTCTCAGTTGTAGAATAACCTATTCCGTTTGAATATTTATAACGTATTTTATATAAACCATTTTTTGAATCTAAAGAACTAAAAGCAGATCCATCTTTTACGCTTCCAACATTTTTTTCAGATGCGCTTTTTAAACCTAAAATATCTTTAATTTTGCTTAATGTTGATTTTTTTTCTTTTATTAAATAATTTGCCCAATCCTCATTGTCAATATTATCATCCTCTCCAACCTCATCAACAAAAACATAATCATTGCCCATTTTAGTTGCACTCTCTCCAAGCGATCCTAAAACAACAGCAACTTCTTCTTCTGATAATTCTGATTTAGCTTTAACGCAATTAGGTCTTCTTTTTCCATCAATCATCTTCCAACCATCTTGTCTGTAACCATCCCAACAAGGAGATTTTTTTAAATTCTCGTGATTCTCGCAGGGCATAAACCAGATCTCGCCACCAACCTCGTGTTCGTGGGATCCAGAGCAACCTTTTTCAATTGCTATTTTTTCAGCCTCCTCTTTTGTTTTATAGGCTCTTTTGCCATCAATCATTTTAAGACTAAACTTTTCCATTTCAACCCCTGTTTCTTCCTCAATATCTTCTTTATCTTGTATATCCTTATCAACCTCAGTAAATTCTAATGGCTGTAACGTAATAAAATATAGGTTTAAGGCAATATCATTGATTGCGAGTATTTGATCAAAGGATTTTATTAAAAGCTCCTGAAATGGCCTTATAACAGTATTATCCATTAATAAAGATGCCGTTTTTATTTCATCAGCATTATTTCCAAAACCTGTTGCATCTTTTATTCCAAATAACATTGGAGAAACAACTCTATGAGCAACTAATATTTTTGATTGTGATTCTGTGCTTAAAAATTTATATTGTTCTGATGCATCGCTTAATTGAACAGGCGTTATTTCAGCTTGACTTTCTTTATTGTCATTAAAAGCAAGTATGAATTTACCTGCATTTGAACTACCTGAAAATTTTTGTGCAATACGTTGCTCTATTAATTCTCTTTGTTCTTGATTTGGCGTTCCATTGTTAAAATTAATGAGCATACTTGGAGCGAGGCCTTGCATAATATTATTAAGATGGTAATTAGATATTTCTTCTTCAAGTTCGCAATATTGCAAGCCACCTTGATAATCAACAGGAGAGTAGTAGTAAAACCCTGCTTTATATGGTTTTATGTAAAGTATTTCTATATTCTCTTTGCTTGTTCCAAATGCAGGTATTCTAAGAGGTTTATCAGATGGTTTTATAGTTGGCCAATCATTCCAATAATAATAACCTTTAATATCTCCTTCTTCATTGGCTTTTTCTGCTCTTAATGTTTCAATTGGAAAATGCTCGCAAACAGAAACTTTAGTTCTTGCTTTATTATATATAACTTGTATTGCAGCTTGGCCCATTAATTTTAAATCATAACAAACCTTTTGTACCATTTCAGGCTTCAATAAAGTAATCATTTGAGCATATTGATCAGGTTTTCTGCTCGAATCAGTTGCGTTTAGACCTTTACCATATATTTGTTGAGATATGCCGTTAACACAAGCGTTATTAGTTGGAGATCCGTTGTAGCGATCTATTAAGAACTGAAAATAATTATTATCTGCACCATATTGTACCCAATCTCTATTTTTAACCTCTAAAATCTCAGGAGATGTATAAGTAGCTAAATTAACAAAACTAAATTCAGATCTGTTTTTTGCAAATCTACCTAAACTATCTCTATTTCTATTTTTTTTCATAATTAAAATACCTTGTATGTGTTGTCAAAGGAATTAAAAGTTTTATAAACTCCCAAATTTAAATCGTAATATTCATCTTCCATTTGATCAATCTGTTGATCAGTGCAAAATATTCTATCTCTAAATAAAGTTGCATCTGTTGTTCTATCTATATTCCAAAAACTATTATCATTCTCCCATAATTGATAATTAGTATTCCAATAATTATAATCAACATAAAATCTAACATCATAAAAATGCCCCTCAACTAAAACAGGATTAAAAGCTTGATGAAAGGTTAAATAATTTCCTGATATAACTGCATTATTAATCTCATAAAAAACAGGAATATCAGTGCTATCATCTCTAATAGACATCGTAAACTCATTCCCGTATATTCTTGGAATTACTTTAAATGTTTGAGCAGTATTATTTGTATTAAATACAATCATACCTATATAACGAATTAATTAAGTTATTTTGTAGAAATGTAAACTCAAAAAAAAAGCACCCCTAAGGATGCTTAATTTTAAATATATAATATATTATGCAGTTGGGTCAATAATATCTGCATCAATTGGAGTCAATAAAGCAGCACTGCTTAAAAAATAAGGCGCTGTTTCTTCCATTCCCTCCATCACAATAGTAAATCCTGAAAGATCTCCGGGAGCTGATCCAGTCACTGTTGTTCCAGAAGTCAATTCCATTCCATTTTCAAAACCACAAAGAAATACATTTCCGTAATAATCTTCTACGGCAACATAGGGTCTTCCAACTGCAACAACTTGCAATTCATTTTGAGTTGCAGCATCTAAATAAGTAAATGTAGCATTTAAAGTTTGTGTATAAAAAGTAGTTCCATTTTCTCTTGAAGAAGTTACTGTTGTTTCTAAATTGGAATTTCCTTTAACATCCCATTTAGTCCAACCTGAAACACTTCCAGTAAATGCGGACACTTTTCCGTCCGTGAAAGTTAATCCTGTTAATCCACCAAAATCAGCAAAATAAATTGTTTTTATTCCACCAAAGGCACTTTTGCAGGGTAAACTTCTTCCTGTTGATACTGTACAAGCCATAGTTATTTAATTTTTTTTATAAATAAGGGTAGATAAGTTTTATCCCACCTACCCTAATTTTAGTTAATATTAAGCGTATTCAACGATGTCAGATGCAATTCCGAATTGTACCCCAGAAGTAAACCTCATTATCATTCTTACGTTATTTGATCCATCTAAATCAACCATATCAAGAACTCTTATTTCTTGATTGTTATTTAGTAAACCTGTTCCAAAGTATAAGTTCGAAACCTCAGCAGCATACATTTTATTGTCGCTCATTCCCGGACAAACAAATATTTGAACTCCATCTATTGTAAGAGATCCATTATTCCACCATTGTGTTCCTTTGTTGTCAACCCCTGCGTTAGATGTTGCAGCAACAGAGAATCCACCAAGTGCTTGAACATAAAATTTAGCAACTGAGCTTGGAACATAAATTCTAAGTCCATCTTTTCCATATAAAGTATTTGGTATAGCAGCCACAACTTTTTGTAATTCCCCTATTACATTTGCAGCAGTTATAACACCTGCAGCAATTTGTTGACCTGCTGGAATATCTCCGGCAGCAGCAGAAGCAGCAATTAGTTTTTCAAACCCATCAAAAGAATTATTTGTTCCTGCAGCAGTATCTCCTCTCCAAATATTTAATTCAGTTGATTGTGAAACTTTAGCAGCAACGTGAGCTATTAAGAAATCAGAGAATTTTGGAGGCAAACCTTGACTTAATCCGTATCCCATTTGTTGGCTTTCCCAATCGCTTACAAAGTCTTTTTTACATAATTGTAAGTTAACTTGTAACTCAGTAGGTTGTATAATTCTCTCAGTTAATGTAATTGTTGACGTTGGATCAAAATCACAAGAAGCTGGTTGAACTAATGCTGATGTATCAAGTTGTTTAATTACTTCCTTATAACTAATGTTATCCTTTACTGTAATACCCCCATCATTAATTGTACTTGCTGAAAGAAGCGCCGCAGCTATATAATCTCCTGCGAACTCACCTGCGTAAGTAGTCGTTACGTTTACAGTAGTTGCTAAATTTACTTTTTTTAAATTACTCATTTTTTTTTTTTATTTATTTATTTTATTTATTTAATCTTGCTAAAACTCTGTCTAATGCAGTTCCTACTCTTCTTTGAGAATATAAAAATCCTTTAACTTTTTTACTCTCTTTTGCCTCAGGACTATGTTTTATAGGTTCTGCTGATGGTTGTGATAATTCTTCTTTTACTTTATCCTCAACTTCATTAAATTCTTCTTTAATAGTTCTTGATTTAGGTTGTCTTGATGCTTCTTCTTCCATCTCAACTTCTTCATCCTCCATTTTGCTTTCTTTATCTCCTTTTAAATCAGCAATAGCATCTTCAAGATTTTTAATTCTTTTTTCCATACCCTCCCAATCTTGAACATCAGCTTCTTTGCCATCATCCTCATATTCGTCTTCTTTGTTTTCTAAGTCCTCAGTAATTTCTTCTTTCTCAGGAACTTCATCAGAAACTTCTCTTAGATCTGCAATAAGCCCTTCTTCTTCAATAACTAAAAGTCTTGAATCCTCAAGAATATATTCTCCAACAGGTAAAGCAACACGCTCATCCTCTGTTTTAATAAATATTTCTTTTCCTTTCTCAAAAGAATCAGACTCTACTATAGTTCCGTTTTCTAATTTTAATTCTTCAAGCTTTACTTCTATGTTTAAAAGTGTCTTGATTTGGTTTAACATTTCAGTTGATTTCATAATTATTTATATAACGTGGATTAATTTTAATTTTGTATTTTCAAGTTATTCTTGTTATAGATCCAATGCCTTGCGCCCAAATTGAGCCATCACAACATTCTCTTGAATATGTATTTTCTTGAGGACATAAGCAACCTCTTTGACCTCCGTTTTGCGAGCTTCTTGCTGCAATATAACCTCTGGATCCTGGCCCTAAATTTCTTCTTTTTTTAATTCGCATTAAGAATTTCTTTTATTGATTGAATTAGTTTGCTATTTTCAATCTCCATCTTTTCTTCTACTGATTCTTTTGGACCCTCCATTTTATCAGCAAAATATCCCTCAATACTAAAACCTTTTACTTTATTTGTTTTTATATATTCATTCCAAACTTCTTCATTATTTACTTTTACAGTTCCCATCCAAGTTCCAATAGGCACATTCATATTATATAATCTACTTTTATCTTTTTCTTTATCCTCTACTATCCAAGATTCAACTAATGTTAATCCACTTAATTCGTGTTGATGTTCTAATGTTGAATTATTTTGATTTCCATTTTTTAAATATAATTGAGATGCTTTAGAAATTGTTTCTTTGCTAAAGTAAATATAATATTCCTCTTTTCCTGTTTTTCTGTAAATAGGTTTATTTGGCACAAGCAAAGCTCCCATTAATAATTTTTTATCTTTTGATATTTCTGCGAGTTTTATTTCATCACTTTTTAAAGCAATAAAATCTTCTTCAATTGCAGGATTTTCAACAATGCTTATTGCCTCAACTCCTGTTTCTTCTTGTTCTTCATCTAAAATTAATTCTATAATTCTCATAATAATATAACGTAATAATTTTTTTAATTTGTATTTATATCGTTGCTCCCTCTACAATATTTCTTTCTAACCCTTGTGCAGTTGTAACATCATTGCTTACAACGTATGCTCTTGTTGGCCTACTCTCGCGAGATCCGATAGCGTTTGCTAATTGGCTTGTTCCTCCTTGGCCTACTACATTAAATGCAGGTGGTGCTGATGGCATTGCAGGTGCTCCACCTCCTCCACCACTTACATTTGGTGTTGGCATTGCTCCTTTACCATCGGCTTTAGTAGAGGCTATCTTTTTAATTTGCAAAGCACTAAATGCTCCTGCTAAACCTGCTTGTATAATTGGATATGCAGGAAATAAAGCAGTTATCGGACTCTTTTGTGCCGTTGAATAAGCATTTTGAACACCCTCAATTCCTGAGATAGTTGCTTGTCCTATTGCCATTGCTTTACCTATTTTGCTTCCCCTACCTGCTAATTCTCCAATTAATGCCATACTTCTTTTTGCAATATCTAATTTAGCTTTTGTAACATCCTCGTTAAGTTTTGTTTCAGCATCT